GATATGAACGTTCAGTTCAGCGAAAAAAATGTGGAAGATTTTGCTCCACTTATCAAGATTTATGCGAGTCAAAAATTAAATGGGTTCAAAATGCCGGAGAGTCCGGCACCTTTAAATGTTCCACCAATAAATGCGGTTCCAAATCCGTCAAATGTCCCAACACCAACACAAGTTCCACCATCTCCAACAGGACAAGGAACCGCTGTTGAATTATCAACCTTGACAAATGGTTACACCGTAGTAATTTATCAAGACACACCATATAAGTTTGCGGTATTACGAGACACTTCATCAACGGTAATTGTGCAAGGTCAAAATGTTCCACAATCAAATACAACAAATCAACAATTGAAAGACCAAATAATTCAAAATTATTTTGGGTCATTATCTATAAACCAAAATGATCCTCAATTTGTTAAAAGCACCGTAAATATTTTATCATCATCTCAAAACACACAAGTAACAACTACCACAACAACACAACAACAAGCACCAGTAGGATACCCAACAAACCTCTCTATTCAGACAAGTAGTGGAAATCTAAGTAAGTTTTATAAATTGATGGATAACTACATACAACAAAACAATCTTTACATAGGTAATGTTTTAAATGTCTTATTACCTGCGGTTAGAAAACAATTACCAAATGTTTTTGTTGGGGAAGATGGTGGACCAACTAGAGCTCCGTTAGAGGCTGGATTTACAGAACAAACAAGAGTTGAACTTTGGGATACCTTCAAAGCACTTAACGACACATGGATCTCAGGATTTGATTTCGAAAGTAAAACATTATTTGAAGATGTTCTTTTAGTTGATAGAGCTAGTAGAAATGTTGGTGACAAAATTATTGTGGATATCTACGGTATTATTGATATGTTAGAAGATGGTGCGTCAGATAAAAATCAAGGAAGCACATCATACAAAAATACCTTACTTGATATGGTCACAACCATATTAGTCCAAAATAATTTTCAACACTTTATGTTACCGGCTTATGTTAATTTTTATAATGTGCAAGATGCTGCTAAAAACCCAACACCAAGACCTGACGGAACTTTAGAGGTTGGAAATATGATGTTTGGAACTTTTTTGAACGTGGATTATAGACAAAGTTCTCCTAAGTTTCTTTGTTATTACGTAAGTAAACCGAGCGAACATTTAAATATGAACGACAATATTGATTATCGTTATAGAGACGATGCGTTCGATCTAAGAAGGGCAAGCGATAACCCATTAGTAGAAAATCAGGCTAATAAAACAGATTGGGCAAAGTCTAATAAAGTTGTTGGTTTTAATGTTGATGTCACAAGACAAAATCAACAAATATTCAAATCATTTAACGTGTCACAAGATCCAGGAAAACCAACTTCAGAGTCTTTGGAAATGTTAAGTCAAATGGCTGATATTGAGAGAAACAGAAGAAGCACAACACAATCAGTTTCATTATATAACTTATATAAAAATAGAAGTTATGGTTGTTCGGTAGATATGATGGGATGTGCATTAATACAACCGATGATGTATTTTAACATAAGAAATATCCCCATGTTCTCAGGACCATATATGATTACAAGTGTGGAACATACAATTACAGAAGGAGATTTTCAAACCACTTTTGCAGGAACAAGACAACCATTTTATAGTTTACCATCTGTTGATAATTTTTTACAGACTTTGAACACAGAAATATTAAGTAAATTACAATCTAAAATTGTTGAAAATGAAGAAAAAACAAAGGCCGATTCTACTAATGTAATATTCCAAGCGGCAAATATTATTTCTAACTTGGGGACCGAAGATACTTTAACTAAAAATCAAGACTGTGCAAATCAATTAAATAGTAGATATAACGGATTTACCGCAGTTGAAACTCCACAAGCAACTTCAGTATCTGCTAAAGATTTTGTAAGTCTAATAAGAGCGGTTTTAATTTCTAAAAGTTATGACATAACTAAAGACACAGCAATTAGTATTGCTTCTATGACGTTCACTTTTGTTTTTGCGGACTCAGGAAATAAGAACGGATCTCAATTAAATGCTTTTGAAAACAACTACAGCACAATTAATTTACAGGAAGTGTATGGTGATTCATTTTTTGAATTCATAAATAGAAAATATTTTTGTGTATCAAGAGGAAATGATAAAAATATTCCAATTGTAAGTTTTAGAACAATTAGAGATTTTGTTGAGTTTGTGGTAAATAGAGTGTCGGGTGTTGTTGTGTTCTTAGAAGAGGACGCCCCAAATTTTGCACAACTTTTTCCAAATGAACCATTAGTTGCTACTATTAACAATTTAGCAAAACAATATGTTTTACGTTATCCTATAAATCAAAATCCTGATGTTTATAAAAAAATTACAGAAAATAAAAATCAGTTAGAAAAACTTGTGACAGAAATTTCCGAGGGATACAGAAATTTCGAGATTTTATGGAATTCATGATATTTATAAATAAAAAACTATGAGCACAAAAAATTTATTAGACAATTACCTCGGAAAAAACACAAGGGTGTCTGAAAAAGACATGGGTGACGGAACCAAACAAGTATGTGATCTTGATACTGGCGATTGTTATACCCTAAGAATGAAAGACGGCCTTATCGAAAGAGTTGATAACACAAAGAAAACATTCAAAAAAGTACAGGTAGAAACCAAATCAGGTATAAAAACATTATTAAATGGATAAAAATGAGAATTGACGATAAAATTTTAGAAGAAATTGCTAGATATAACTCTATAAATAGATATATCAACGAACAAGCACCGCCACCACCGCCTCCTGCAGATCCGGCAGCAGCAGGAGCACCACCAGTAGATCCGGCAGCAGGCGCACCACCAGCAGATCCGGCAGCAGCAGGAGCTCCACCTCCACCACCTCCAGCGGGAGAAGAGCCGGCTGGCGGAGCAGAAGCGGATCCTGATGTTGAACTTGTTGATCCTGATGAAGAAGAGGGAGAAGAAGGTGGAACGGAAGAATTAGATATTACGGATTTAGTTGATACACAAAAAACTATGGCCGACAAACAAGAAGAATATTTTACAAATCTTTTTGACCAAATTAAAAAAATGGAAGAAAAACTTGCAGAAATGGATTCTTTGGCATCAAAAATCGATTCATTAGAAACTAAGTTAGATAAGTTTAGACCAAAAACACCACAAGAAAAACTAGCACTAAGAAGTTTAGATTCAGGGCCTTTCAAACAAAACTTGGCAGATTTCTTTAATGATAAAAAAGATGAAATGGAAAAAACAGGAAAAAATGAATATGTCCTAACACAAGACGAAGTAGAAAACTTTAACCAGTCTGAAATCGAAAATTCATTCAACAAACCGATGGAAGACGAAGACGATATTTTATTAAACAAATTTAATTCTTAGAGTTTAAGGTTAAAAATATCTATCACAAATTTTTTTTAGCAACACTATTTGACAAAACAATTCTATACAATTATATTTTTGACATATATAAACCTTTAATTTTTAATCACACATGGCGACAAATTCATTAGACGCAGTTTTACAACAGTATGAGAAATCACAAAGTAGTTCTAACACTACATCAAAAATGTCACCTGAAGACCGAATGAAGAAATATTTTGCGGCTCTTCTGAAAGACAACGAAAAACAAGGACAAAGAAAAATAAGAATCTTACCTACGTCCGACGGATCTTCACCGTTCAAAGAAGTATGGTTCCACGAAGTTCAAGTGGATGGTAAATGGCAAAAGTTTTATGATCCAGCAAAAAATGACAATGAGCGTTCACCCTTAAATGAGGTTTATGAAGAACTTACGTCAACAGGGAGAGAGTCTGACAAAGAACTTGCAAAACAATACAAAGCCAGAAAGTTTTATATTGTTAAAGTTATTGATAGAGACAACGAACAAGACGGAGTAAAATTTTGGCGTTTTAAACACAATTATAAACAAGAAGGAGTCCTTGATAAAATCATTCCAATTTGGAAAGCAAAAGGTGACATTACAGACTCTGATAATGGACGTGATTTAATTCTTGAATTGACAAAGGCAAAGACACCAAAAGGAGCTACCTACACGGTAATTCAAACCGTAATGTATGACGACCCAACACCAATCTCAAAAGACGAAACACAAATGTCTGAGTGGGTTTCTGATGGAATGACTTGGGAAGACGTTTACTCTAAAAAACCTGTAGAATATCTAGAAGCAATTGCAAGAGGAGAAACTCCACGTTGGGATTCAGAAAAGGGTGGATACGTTTATTCAAACAACGAAACTGCAGAAGTTTCTATGGGAGGGACAAAATCAAAATTAATCAATGAATCCTCTGATCCACAAATCGATTACGAAATTGATGAAAATCTACCGTTTTAATTATACAAAAAAAATAGGGTGCTTTTAATAGACAAAGCACCCTTTTTCACTTATCTTTCGAATACAAAAATATGAACAGGTTTATCGCAAAAAAACTAAAAGAAGCCTTAATAAAAAAATATGAGGCAGAAATCGCAGACGCTGAAGCACGACTTTGTGTTTATTTCAGTAGTTCAGTTGGAATTGGAGAACACCCCCAACACACAGAAGAAATGGACAACTTAATAGAACAACTTACAAACGCAAAAGATAAGTTAGATACAATCAACAATTTCCAAATTATTGAACTATAATGACTCTCAAAAAAAATGATTTTAGCTCAATTAAGAAGAAATTTTCTTCTGATGCTAAATACAAACCACAAAGATTTTTTGATCTTGGATCTGACTTTTTAGATGCGGTTGGACTTCCTGGACCTGCAATTGGTCATTTAAATATGTATTTAGGTCACTCTGATACAGGAAAAACTACGGCTCTTGTCAAAACCGCCGTTGACGCTCAAAAGAAAGGTATTTTACCCGTGTTCATTATTACAGAACAGAAATGGTCTTTTGAACACGCCAAACTTATGGGATTTGAATGTGAAGAAGTTGTTGATACTGAAACAGGTGAATTGACTTGGGACGGTTTCTTTTTATTCAATAATAATTTTGAATACATCGAACAAATTACAGATTACATAAATGAACTATTAGACGCACAAGAAAAAGGTGAATTAGATTATTCACTTTGTATAATGTGGGATTCGGTTGGATCCGTTCCATGTAAAATGACTTATGAAGGTCGAGGTGGAAAACAACATAATGCAGCTGCACTGGCAGACAAAATTGGTATGGGAATTAACCAAAGGATTTCAGGATCTAGAAAGTATGATTCTAAATATGAGAATAGTTTAATTATAATCGCACAACCATGGGTGGAGCTCCCAGATAATCCTTTTGGTCAACCGAAAATTAAGGCGAAAGGCGGAGAGGCTATTTGGCTGAATTCCTCTTTAGTGTTCTTATTTGGTAATCAAAAAAGTGCTGGAACAACAAAAATTACGGCAACAAAAGATAAGAGAACTATCAAATTTGCAATAAGAAGTAAGGTATCGGTATTAAAAAATCATATATCCGGTTTAGGTTATGATGATGGAAAAATAATTGTAACACCACATGGGTTTTTAGCAGGAAAAGATTCTGCTGAAGAAAAAACTAATATTGAAAAATATAAAAAAGAATATGCTGATTATTGGAAAAATATTATTGGAATTGATGGTGATTTTGATTTAAAGGAAGAAAAAGAAGAAATTTGATTATAAATTATAATAATTCTACTTTTATAGATATTTATTAATATATGGGAAGGAAAAAAATTGAAGATCATGAAAAAAAAGTAAAAATTGGTGTATCTGTTGATCCTGATTTACCAAAATACTTTAAAGACAGATCAATAAATATTTCTTCCCTTGTTAATAAATTATTAAAAGACTATGTAAAAAATGGAAACAAAAATTTGTAGTAAGTGTAGTCAAGAAAAAAATATTTGCGAATTCTACAAAAGAAAAGAAACTAAAGATGGACATCGATCTGATTGTAAATGTTGTTTTAATGAAAGATCTTCGGAATATAAAAAAAACAATCAGGAAAAGATTAGACAGATGCGTAAGAATTACTTTCAAAAAAACAAGCAATATCTTTTATATAAAAAACAGATTTGGAGAAAAAGTAATCCTGAAAAGTATAAAAAACAAGTTAAAGACTATTGGGATAAAGTTAAAGATGTTCAAATTGAAAAAAAGAAAATATGGATCAACAATAATCGAAAAAAATATAACGATTATTGGAAGAATCGAAAAAAACAAGAACCTGAATTTAAATTATTAACCGGTATGAGGTCAAGATTATCAGGATATTTAAAAAAACTCAACATTACAAAAACAAACAAAACTTTCGATATTGTTGGATGCACACCTCAAGAACTAAAAGAAAACTTAGAAAAACAATTTAGTAACGGTATGACTTGGGAAAATAGAGTAGAGTGGCATATAGATCATATAATTCCATTATCTTCTGCAAAAACTGAAGAAGAACTTTACAAGTTATGCCATTATACTAACTTACAACCTCTGTGGGCTGTTGAAAATATGAAAAAAGGAAACAAAATTGTTGAATCATCGAATGGTATGATAAATGAATAAAACATTATTAGTAGACGGAAATAATTTATTAAAAATTGGTTTTTATGGTGTTAGAGATTTCTATCATAATGGAAAACATGTTGGTGGAGTTTGGCACTTTCTAAACACTCTTCGTAAATTCTTGGAGGAACACAACTATAATAAAGTTGTGGTTCTTTGGGACTCTAAAACTTCATCGGCTCAAAGAAGATTACTTTATCCCAAGTATAAGTTAAATCGTAAATCATCTGAGACCGAATCAAAAGAAGAATCTTTTTTAGAACAAAAACAAAGGATTAAACAATATCTTGAGGAGATGTTTGTAAGACAATTGGAGACAGAACACGCAGAAGCTGATGACTTAATTGCTCACTACTGTAAAGTGTCTTTAGACGAAGAAAAAACGATATTCTCGAGTGACCGAGATTTAACTCAATTAATTGGAGAAAAAGTTTCCATTTATTCACCATCCACAAAACAATATTATAAGTTGGGAGACAAAATAAAACTTCATGATATTGAAGTTCCCCACTATAATGTTAGAACAATTAAAATCCTCACTGGTGATAGTTCTGATAATATCGATGGAATATTTTATCTTGGTGAGAAAACTTTAATTAAATTGTTTCCTGAGTTACTTGAACAAAAAGTTGAATTAAACTATATTTTACAAAAAAGTGAAAAACTTTTAAAAGAAGAAAAAAAAAACGTAGCTCTTCAAAACATACTTAGTGGGAAAACAAAAGAGGGTATTTTTGGTGATGAGTTTTTTGTGATAAATGAAAAACTTGTAAACTTAGATAACCCCCTTTTGAATGACAAGGAAAAAGAATTAGTTGGAATATATTATTCAGAGTCGATGGATCCCGACGGACGAGGACATAGAAATCTAATTCGAATGATGATGGAGGATGGATTTTTTAAGTACTTACCTAAGGGTGACGAAGCTTGGGTGAGTTTTTTAAAACCATTTCTAAAATTGACAAGAAAAGAAAAACAAAAATTTAGAAACAAAAAAAAGTAAAAAACAAATGAAAGAGCAGGATATAACAAAAGTTGAATTTTTGTTAATGTGTAACGAAAACATCGTGGTTCAAAGATTTTTCAACGTAAGAGGATTTAACAAAAACGCACATAAATCGGAGGAGTTTTACAATCACATTAAAAGTTTATGTCGCGATTTAAAGTACGATTTGAAGATAAGATCAGTTGTTTATATGTTAGACAACCAATATGAAATTTCTGAGAAACCTGAAGTTCTAAACACCTCGATTACAGAAGGTCCAGAAAATTTTAACATAATAATTAAGGTTGGAGACCTGACAATTTGTCATAGACAGTTCGACGCGAAAGTATACCCTCCGAAGGTCAGATATACCGTAGACCTACGACCAAAGTTAAAATCAATCATGACTGAGTTAACTGACATTTTTTCAGCTAAAAATTTTAATTATTTTTATCCCAACTTTATCAAAAAATAATACTATTTATCTTTACAAAAAGTAAAAAAAAATATGGCGACTAGTAAAAATTTCGAGTATTTAGGGAACACATTTCAGTTACAACTTTTAAATCGAATTGTAGTAGATAAAGACTTTTCACACTCTATAATCGACGTTATTGAAAATGATTATTTTGAAAACAAATACTTTAAAATCATTATTCAAATGATAAGAGAGTATTATCAAAAATACGATCATATACCATCGTTTGAAACCCTTGAACAAATCACTAAATCTGAGTTACAACAAGCCACCGCGTCAAAGATTGTTTTGGATATGATTAAAAAAATTAAGGACGCACCTATTGATGGCGTTAGTTTCGTTCAAGAAAAGGCCTTAAAATTCTGTAAACAACAAGAACTTCAAAAGGTTATGGGAAAAGCGCAAAAAATCATTGACGGGGGTGAATTTGAAAACTATGACACCCTTGAAGAAATGGTAAAGACGGCCCTTCAGGTCGGATCAAAAGATACATCAATGTTGGATGTATTTTCAAACCTTCACCAAGTACTTGAAGAGGACTACAGACACCCAATTCCGATGGGTATTTCAGGAATCGACAGATTGTTAAAAGGTGGTTTGGCAAAAGGAGAAATTGGCGTTATCTTAGCTCCTACGGGTGTTGGTAAATCAACCATACTAACAAAAATATCAAACCACGCATTTAATCTCGGTTTTAATGTTATTCAGATATTCTTCGAGGACAACTCAAAGGTGATTCAAAGAAAACACTTTACCCTATGGACTAAAATTCATCCTGACGATTTATCAGGTAAAAAAGATGAGGTTATGAGTAAAGTTAAACAGATTGAAGTGTCGATGTCAAATAAGTTGATTTTGAAAAAACTTCCGTCTGATACAATGACTATGTTACAAATAAAAAATCAAATTAGAAAAATTGTTTCTGACGGAATTAAGATTGATATGGTAGTTTTAGATTATATTGATTGTATAGTTCCTGACAGAAATCTTGGTGACGAATGGAAAAGTGAAGGGTCTGTGATGAGAGCTTTTGAAGCGATGTGTCACGAGATGAACATAGTTGGTTGGACCGCAACTCAAGGCAACCGATCATCAATTTCATCTGAAGTTGTGACCACGGATCAAATGGGGGGATCAATTAAAAAGGCACAAGTCGGACACGTTATTATATCGTTAGCTAAAACATTACAACAGAAAGAATTAAAGTTGGCAACAATAGCAATAACCAAGTCTCGTATTGGAGACGATGGGGTTGTGTTCGAGAATTGTAAGTTTGATAATGCTATGATTGAAATTGATACTGAAAGCTCGATGACTTTCTTAGGTCTTGAGGAACAAAAAGAAGAAAGACAAAGACAAAGAGTTAGAGAACTTCTTGAAAAAAGAAAACAAAAAAACTCTCAAGATCAAACAAATAATTAAAAGTTAAATTAAAACAAAAATGAATATTTCGCAAAGAATATTAAGTGATATTACGGTTTACATGAAATATGCTAAGTTTCTTCCCGAAAAAAACAGACGGGAGACGTGGGAAGAATTGGTGACAAGAAACAAAAAAATGCATCAAAAGAAGTACCCACAAATCAAAAACGAGATTGAAGAAGTTTATAAAATGGTATATGATAAAAAAATCCTACCATCTATGAGATCATTACAATTTGGTGGAAAACCAATCGAGATTTCACCAAACAGAGTTTACAACTGTGCTTACATGCCAATCGATCACCCTGACTCGTTTTCAGAAACAATGTTCTTGTTGTTAGGAGGAACCGGAGTTGGGTTTTCAGTTCAAAAACATCACGTAGAAAAACTTCCTGAAATTAAAAAACCTAATTCAAGTAGAACAAGAAGATACTTGATTGGTGATAGTATAGAAGGATGGTCCGACGCCATTAAAGTTTTAATCGAATCATACTTAGGTGTTAAATCATCAACTCCAGTATTTGATTTTTCTGATATTCGTCAAAAAGGAGCGTTGTTGGTCACTTCAGGTGGAAAAGCGCCAGGACCACAACCATTGAAAGATTGTATTCATAACATCACAAAAGTATTTGAAAACAAAGTTGACGGTGAAAAACTTTCACCTATTGAAACCCATGATATCGTTTGTCATATTGCAGATGCAGTATTGGCAGGTGGTATTCGTAGAGCGGCTTTAATTTCATTATTTTCTGCAGATGATGATGAAATGATCTCTTGTAAATCTGGAAGTTGGTGGGAACAAAATCCACAAAGAGGTAGAGCTAACAACTCAGCGGTACTTCTTCGTCACAAAGTAACCAAAGAATACTTTATAAATCTTTGGAAAAGAATTGAGTTGTCAGGAGCAGGAGAACCTGGAATATATTTGTCAAACGACAAAGATTGGGGAACAAACCCATGTTGTGAGATCGGTCTTCGACCTTATCAGTTCTGTAACTTATGTGAGGTAAATGCCTCTGATATCGAATCTCAAGAAGATTTTGAAAAAAGAGTTAGAGGGGCAGCATTTATTGGAACACTTCAAGCGGGATACACTGACTTTCATTACCTTCGTGATGTTTGGAAAAGAACAACCGAAAAAGACGCTCTTATTGGGGTTGGTATGACAGGTATTGGTTCAGGTGTTGTTTTAAGTTATGACATAAAAGCCGCAGCAATCACAGTAAAAGAAGAGAATGAAAGAGTGGCAAACCTTATTGGAATTAACAAGGCCGCAAGAACAACAACTGTTAAACCGTCAGGAACATCATCTTTGGTTTTGGGCACATCTTCAGGTATTCACGCTTGGCATAATGATTTCTATTTAAGAAGAATTCGTGTAGGTAAAAACGAAGCAATTTATTCTTACTTAGCAATTAATCACCCTGAGTTGGTGGAAGATGAATTTTTTAGACCTCACGATACTGCGGTAATTACAATTCCACAAAAATCTCCTGAAGGTTCTATTCTTCGTCATGAATCAGTATCCCAAATGTTGGAGCGTGTTAAGAAAGTATCTCAAGAGTGGATTAAATTTGGACACAGAGGAGGACAAAATTCACACAACGTATCAGCGACAGTTTCAATCAAAGAAGATGAGTGGGACTTGGTGGGTGATTGGATGTGGAACAATAGAAAATTTTACAATGGACTTTCAGTTCTTCCTTATAATGGTGGAACATACACTCAAGCACCTTTTGAAGATTGTACAGAAGAAGATTTTAATCGTTTGATTAAAACTTTAACTGATGTTGATTTAACAAAAGTAATTGAGTTACAAGATAATACCAACTTAAGTGGTGAATTGGCTTGTGCAAACGGATCTTGCGAAATTACTTAATGTTAATAGAGTAAGAAATTTTTTATAAGTTCCTTACTTTTTTTATTTTACAATATATTTATAAAAAAAATATAATGAAAAAAATTATAAGATTGACTGAAAATGACTTGAGTCGTATTGTAAAACGAATTATTAAAGAAGAAGAAACTCAAAACAAAATTGCCGCCGAAGTGGATGATGTTTTAGAAAAACCAAAAGTTCAAGATCGAATTGAAGATATTTACTCAAATTTTACTGATCGAGATATAGAAAAAATAAAACGTGTTTTAGATAATTTAGGAATAGATGAATATTCTTCGGCGAAAGAAGTACACACTGCAATAGAAAAGAAAATCGGAGATAAAATTGGTGGTGAAATTGGCGAAAACGAAAGCCTAAGAAATAAGGCGTCAGAAATATTACATGGTATAGGAGCCGCTAATATTTCGGCTTGGGGTGGTGTACCGGCAGCAATAGGAATTGGAGGAATTTTAGCAGGAACTGTTGGAGCTCCTTTCGCTGCTGGTCTTGCTGTAAGTTGGGGGGTAACGGCATTATTAATGGGTATTGCTAAATTACTTAAAGAAGACCCACCAACCGAACCATCTGATTTTAACAATCGAAATAAACAAAATGGACCTTTAAGAAAAATGAGACCAGACAATTCATATGAAGATGAACCCGAAATAGATTTAATTAAAAATAGAAGTTTATCTGTCGGAAAAGATGGGGATATTTTTACAAGAACTGCATCAGGTGAAAAAATATATCATGAAAAAATGAAAGGCGACGATTTACCGAAAGGATACAAAAGGACTATGGATGAAAACTACAGACGAAGACAATATAAAAGAAGATACTAAAAATTAACCCTCCGCAACGGAGGGTTTTTTATTTATATAAAAATTTAGGATACTATATTTATATATGATATGGCAAATGGTATAACTTATGGTATTTCTTTCCCTTTCGTAGATTCTTTTACAGGAAGATATTTAGATGTCACAAACTCTACGGAGGGGGAAATTAGAGCAAACTTAGTTCATTTACTTTTAACAAGAAAGGGTAGTAGATATTTTTTACCCGATTTTGGATCAAGATTATATGAGTATATATTTGAACCCTTAGATGGACCAACTTTTTCAGATATAGAATCCGAAATCCAAGACTCGATAAGAACGTATATGCCAAACTTACAAGTTACCAACATTACGGTTGAACCAGCGTCAGCTGGTTTGGAAAATAAAGGAGAAACCATCAACCAATATGGTGAAAGAGAATTTAGGGTGACCAACATAGCAAATTTGGAACATACCGCAAAAATAAAAATAGATTACAGAATTACAGACTCCGCCTTTGAGTCACAAGATTTTGTCATAATCAATATTTAAAGTTATATGGCAGAAAAAAAAATATCCTATACCGTAAGAGACTTTCAGGGGGTTAGAACTGAACTTATCAATTTTACAAGAACTTATTACCCCGATTTAGTTCAAAATTTTAACGATGCCGGAATTTTTTCAGTAATGATGGATTTAAATGCCGCAGTTACTGACAACCTTAATTATCAAATAGATAGGAGCATACAAGAAACCGTATTACAATTTGCGCAACAAAAAAACTCAATATATAACATTGCAAGAACTTACGGATTAAAAGTTCCTGGTCAAAGACCTTCTGTCGCTTTGGTTGATTTTTCAATCACCGTTCCTGCTTTTGGGGATAGAGAAGATCTAAGATATTGTGGGGTTTTGAGAAGAGGTTCGCAAGTTAATGGTGGAGGACAACCTTTTGAAACTGTATATGATATTGATTTTGCTTCACCAATAAACGCTGAAGGGTCTCCAAATAGAGTTAAAATACCAAACTTCGATTCTAGTGGAAAATTATTAAATTACACAATAGTCAAAAGAGAAGTAGTAGTCAACGGAATTACAAAAGTATTCAAAAGAACAATAACCCCAAATGATGTCAAACCATATTTTGAGTTGTTTTTGCCTGAAAAAAATGTGTTAGGAATCACAAGCGTTCTTTTGAAACCTGGAACTCAATACTCGACAATTCCAAACCCACAAGACTTTTTAACAATTGGTCCTGAAAGATGGTATGAAGTAGATGCCTTGGTTCAAGACAGAATATTCATTGAAGACCCAACTAAGGTTTCAGACCAACCGGGAATCAAAGTGGGAAGATACATAACAACATCAAATAAATTCATTTCTGAATTCACACCTGAAAGTTATTGTAAATTGACATTTGGTGGTGGTAATATTTCCGCCGAAGAACAATTAAGAGAATTTGCTCGTGATGGTAAAGGATTTGATTTAAGTAGATATACAAATAATTACGCAATGGGGGCGGCACTTACCCCTAATACGACATTATTCATTCAGTATAGAATTGGTGGTGGTTTGGCAAGTAATATTGGGATTAACACAATCAACCAAATTGGAACAGTTTCATTTGCGGTAAATGGACCATCAGAGACGGCAAATAGAAGTGTAATCAACAGCTTACAATGTAATAATGTTACGGCCGCTATTGGAGGAGCGAATCCACCAACAACCGAAGACGTTAGAAACATGGTTTCGTTTAATTTTGCTGCTCAAAACAGAGCGGTAACCGTAAACGACTACAACTCAATTCTAAGAACAATGCCGGCACAATTTGGAGCACCGGCAAAAGTTGCAATTACGGAAGAAAATAATAAAATACGAATTAAAATGTTGTCCTATGACGCAAACGGAACTTTAACAAATGTTGTGTCAAACACATTAAAACAAAACGTAGCCAATTACTTATCAAACTACAGAATGATAAATGATTATATTTCTGTTGAAGCGGCAGAAACAATAGATCTTTCTGTTATTGTCGATGTTGTATTGGACAATAGTCAAAACCAAGGGGCGATAGTTGCAAAAACAATTCAAATAATTGGGGACTTCTTTAATCCTCTTGTTAGAGAACTTGGACAAAACGTTAATATTTCAGAATTAAGAAGACTAATCCAAGCTGAAAATGGGATTGTAAGCATATCTGATATTCAATTCTTTAATCAAGTTGGAGGACAATATTCTTCATCACAAACATCTATGCCATATTCAGATCCTCTAACAAGACAAATTAGACCGACCACCGATACTATTTTCGCAACACCAACACAAATATATCAGATCAGATATCCAAATAAGGATATAAATGTTAGAGTTCTTAATCTAACATCGGTTAATTTCTCTTAGTGATTTATTTTTTTGTAATCAAGTGTATTTTTCTTTGAAAATGGGAAATAAACTATTTATGAAAAAACCAAATTAGATGCCCAAATCATATAGAATAAGAACCCAAATTGGGGTTGATAAGTATATAAATGTCAATTTAGAACAAGATTGGGAGCAACTAGAAATACTTTCTCTAAAAATTTTAGCAAACGACGTTTATACACGATTTTGTGCGGATTATGGTGTTGTTACAGGTAGAGTATTTGTAAATAACGGGTTCGGTTTACCAAACGCCAAAGTATCCGTATTCATTCCTTTAGAACCTGCAGATGAGTTAGACCCTGTAATTACAGAATTATACCCATATAAAACAATCACCGATACTAATGAGGATGGTTATAGGTATAATCTACTTCCTAAATTGCCGTCATACAACGGACACGTTTCTACAGGATCATTCCCAAATAAAGGTGATGTTTTAATGGATGGATCGTATATCGAAGTATTTGATAAATATTATAGATTTACGGTTACAACAAATGAAAGTGGTGACTTTATGATTTTTGGAGTTCCTGTTGGAACACAAACAATCGTTATGGATGTAGATTTATCCGATATTGGTTGTTTTTCATTATCACCACAAGATTTGATTAGACAAGGTTTGGCTACTGAAACTCAGGTAAATGGCGCAAGATTCAAATCGTCAACAAATCTACAAGAACTACCACAAATCAAAAATTTGGTTTTTGATGTTTATGTTAGACCTTTTTGGGGTGATAATGATTTATGTCAAGTTGGAATCACAAGGGTAGATTTTGATTTAACAAAACAAGCTAATTTAACAATAGAACCAACAGCAATATTTATGGGTTCTATTATTTCAACAACTGACGATGACGCTTTAAAGGTGTCTTGTAAACCTAAAAATAATACAGGTAATTTATGTGAGCTAGTTGCAGGACCTGGTGAGATACAAGCAATTAGACAAACAATTTTTTCAGACGTAAATGGATTACCTATTTTAGAAAGATATCAGATTGAAGATGGAGGTAAAGTTATTGATGGAGACGGAACATATTTGATCAATGTCCCAATGAATTTGGATTACGTTTTTACAAATGAATTTGGTGAGTTGGCAATTTCGAATGACCCAAAGGTCGGTGTTCCAACAAAAGGTAAATACCGATTCAAGTTTAGATGGCAAAACGAACAAGGACTACAAAATAGTTTTATGCGTGCCGACTTTCTTGTTCCAAATGTTAAAGAATACGGATGGACTAATTCTTCTAACGACCCATTCGACCCAACTTTAATTGGAAGTTATAATTATCAGTTACCACCTGGTGTTACAACAGGTAGCACCGTAGTCTTTTTAACACAAGAAGGTTTATCAAATCCACAGACAAATAACGTAGAATCGTTTCAAATTCTAATAAATGGTTCTGTTTATATTGGATCACTAAACTCAATTACACTGAATATTGGAGACACCATACAAATTATTGCAACCCCAATAAATCCAGCTCAAGCTCAAAATATTACTTTCACTCAAATACCATCTCAGTTGTTTGACGTATATAAATCTTACGCATTCAGCACTGATTGGGACGATTATGTGAATATCCAAGACGCGATTAATTGCGAAGATACTTTCTATGAATTCGGATTCAATAAGGTTTATACGACAGCAATGTTTTTAGACAGGTATAAAAAAGGGATAGGTAGAGCAAGACATTTGGGTATTAAAGAAATCGACAACAGAAGTTGTAAATCAACGGTGAGCACTTTTCCTGTAAATGACATAATAAGAAATTTTGATTTTATATTCTTTGTTGTGAATTTATTATTAAACATTTTGGCATGGCCAATAATGTCTTTGATATTTGTAATTCACATCGTGGCCGCAATATGGCAGTTGATTAGAACCATAGTAAATGCGATAAGAAGAATCTTTAACATCAACATACCTGAAATACCAGGATTCCCAAGAATTGGACTACCAATGATCGCTTATCCCGATTGCACAAGTTGTGAATGTGATTGTGGCATTAATGAAGACCAAGATACGGGAAATGAAATACAAGCGGCTACCGACTATAATAACGGTGCGGGTGATTTACCATATACCGTAACTTTGACTACGGTGAATACTTTAATTGCCCCTCTTAATAGTGCAAACCTTTATAACATCACACACCCCAATTTATTAAAACTTTCAGATGGGAGTGAGCCATACGATTGTGGTGGTGGTTATGGTGGAAATTATGAATCTTTTGAAACATTATTAAATAATAACGACATATCTTTAGATGTTGTTGTTCAGGCTAGTCTAGACTTAAAAAGAACAATATCAGGATATGACGTGTTGTCTTCTAATAACCCAAATAGACTTTTTAATAATGAGTTTTTTTTATTACACGCACCACAACCTTTCTTGTGGGCGGCAGAGAAAAAAGGAGCCGCAGCTGACAGAAGATATTTTGCGTATCCTTTAAGCGACACTTTCCCAAAAAAACTAAATGAATTTAATACTAGAGATAAGTATTTTACGGGTAAAAATAGAATATCAACATGGGTCAATCCTTCAATCAATACAAATCAAGCGAGTGCCACATTCAACGATCAAGTAGTTGTTGTTCTTATGAATGCAGGGGCCGTAAGTTCTATTGGTGTAGGAAATTTGTGCACGTTCCAAGACCCAAATTATTCTGATTCAGGATCTACAAATAGACAATTAAATTTAACTGGAGGAACCTCAAATCAATTCAATAACAATGCTGTCACAGGAACAACAATAACTGGTCAAACAAATGTTGTTGTAAATTATGCAAACCCAACCGACCCTAACGGACAAACTAACTCACAGGCAAATATCATAATTGATGTTCCCCAAGTTTCACAATTACCCGTAACAGGAAACGCCTTAGTTGAGCAAGACTATTTGAAGTTTGCTACCGACATGGAATATTTCCAATTGATTACAGGTATGACAGTTTCAGATTTTGAAAATAGTTCATTGGGGACATCAGGATCGTATAATTCGGCGTATTTATTCCACAACGTTCAAATCGCAGTTCCAAGTTGTAACGTTGTAAATTATGCAAACACATTTAGTTCTTGGACAATAAGTGATGTTGTTAGATTACTACCCGGATACGAAACCTTCGAAGTTTGTATTTTTACAAGAGGTGTTGATCCCCATACACCAAAACAAACTATACGATACGACTTATCATCAATTTTTGGATACACAACAAATGGTAATGTAGAAATAGAAGGGAGTTATTATTTAAACGTTCCAATACAAGCATACCCATCAGGAAACAAACCAAGAAGCCATAATTCAGTTTCAAATACCGACACTCATTTATATTTCCCATCTTATAGTTTTAACATAACACAATCTAATTATACGGCGTTTACATCAAATTTACCGTATTATTATCTAAGCACCGACGACGCCATATCTACATCATATATTCCAGCACCTTTTATGAATTGGCAAAATGCGGGTTCTTTAATTTTACCAACAGGGTTTTTACAAGTAAGTTCATATACACAACCAAAAACTCAGTCCGATTATGTTGGTGGTGGATCATTTGCGGGATGGTCTGATAACTCTTCATTTGTTTATTCTTTAGAAACAGATAGTGGTGGATCATGTAATAATTCATGTCAAATTAATGAATATTATAAATCACAGAGCACAAATAATAACTTTGGTTCGAATAGTGCTGGAGGTGTTTTAAGTTCATCATATTCATCTGCCTATTACAGATTTTCTTTATCACCAATTAGTTTTTCTGACTCATCTAGAATTGTAATGAGAAGTGACCGACTACCGACCTCAACAGGTATTGAAAATGGTGCGGGAAATAGAACAGGATATGCTCTTCATCAAAATAACAACTTTGCGATTTTCACAAGTAACGGAATTGTATCGGCACCATCAATTTATGCTGGTGGAGATCCGGCTTCGGGGGAATCGCAAGACTCTGATGATGTAATTTCAGGATTGACATCTACTTTAACATGTGAAGGAATGGTTCCTTTGGCTTGTTATAGTGGTTCAGGAAATAATGTTGGAGTATTACCTGCAGGACAATGTGATGTGCCACAAGATAGAATGATCAATGGTTGTTATTGTTTGATCAATCGACCATATATCATACAAATTTTAGACGACATAAGATTGTTTTTGGAATGGAAAGTTAGATTTATGATGAACTTTGCGGCTTGTCGAGGTGTTTTTGCTCAAGTATTTCAAAACAATTGGATCAACGGAACTTTATATATGTATAGTTTCAATAAAAGAACTAGATTCAGTTTAACAGGAACTCCAGATTACAAATATTGTGATGATGTAATTATGTTCAATTCATTAACTAATGTTTTTTACTATAGATCATCGCCATGGGATGGATCCGATTTTATTGGAAAAGACGCACCAATACCTCTGCAGAACACAAATTTATTTCCTGGGTTTAACGTCAAACAAGTTCAGTTCCCAACAACAGTTGTCGATTTGGGACCAAGAGATTCATTCATAAATGAAATTTGTTGTTCATCAAATCAGTCAGGAAATAGCGGATCATATTATTCTGACCAAATAAAATCAACATCATACCAAGATAATTCCGACATTATTCAATTAGGATTTCTATCAAGACTTATTAACGAAGGAACACGAAATAGAATGTTACCAATCAATATAGGACAAAGTAGTGGAGAAGGCGTTGGTATTATACAATTTTTTAATAGTAACAGAGGCGGAGATAGAATTGACGGTGATTGGGCTCAGATGTTGTCTATAAACTCTGAATGGAAAGTTTTACCATTCATTACAGAAAACATTCCCGCACCAAATTATATTTATTTTGGTGATAACCAAAACGGTATTCCAAATGCACTTCCCCCAAGAAAAATAAGACCAATCATGGGTTTATTTTTTTCTGAGAACAACGAAGGAGTAAGATACAGAAAAATAATGTCACCAGGAATCGAAACCTATAGTTTCAACCCATTGATCGAAGAATCGTTTGGATATCCAAAATCACAAGTGGTCCCCCACTATAGATGGGCAATTACAACTCCTCAAGACAATGTGGGAACACCAAATATATTCGGGTCTGAAGATAATAATTGGTTTACGAACGCAAGTAGTAACTCAGGATTCTACCAAAAAAAATATCAAGATTTAGATTTTACAACCGCACCTGGCAAATACCAAACAAACTTAACTAAACTTGGTTACTTGGCGAGTTTTGACATCAACGGTGATCCATTACCAATAACTCCATTGGCAAATATTTTACAAGGAGTGCCAAGCTCTTCTATAACAACTTCATCAGTGGTTGTTGTTGGCGCCCCATATCACTTTTATTTCGGTTTAAATAATGGAAAAACAGCAATCAATAGATTCTATAAACTATATGTAGCAACAGAACAAGAATAAGATGACCGTTGATCCAACAACAAGAATTATAGAATCAACACAAAGATTCAAGGGAGCCCCAAAGCAAGACCAACAAATGAGTTTGCCTTTAGTGCAGACTCAAAAAGAATTAGTCGAATTTGACAGAAGTGTTGATTTAAATCTTGCGACAGTATTTGACGAGGAAAGACAACTTTCTTTTACATTTAGACCGGTCACAAAATTTATGGTCGTGTTTGAAAATGCGTTGACAGGATCAACACTATATCCCCCCTTTAGAGATAACCTTTATTATACAAATGCGGTTTCGAACGCTGCGTCATATTACCCTTCAGGAAACGTTCCGTCAGTTCCACCTTTACCGATTAACTCAAATATTCCTTGGGACGGTTTTCCACAATATTCTGAGTTTGATTTTATTAGAACTGATAGAGACGTTCAAGGGTATACTATACCTCCCAACAACCATTTAAACTTTAAGTCAGTTAGTGCCACAACATATAATTGGTCTCACTACATAAGTTATGCGTTTTTAAATGACTATAAAAAACAAATGTATGCGATTCAACCCAACACAAATTTTTCATGGAATTGGATTTCGGGTGACGGATTACCTTATATTATTGAAGTCGGAACCAATATCCAAACAAGAATTATTAGTTTTAGGTGTCCCGTTGTTCATGGACTTAGTGTTGGTGAATTTGTTTTACTTTCAACAAACTATAACGGAAACTCTTTTTTCCAAGTTGCTAGTTTGGGAGACGGAGGGTCTGGTTCTGAAAATTATATCTTTAACATTCAAAATGTTGGATATACAGGAACCACATTTCAAACCTTAAATCAAGGAACATTCAAAAGAGTGATAAATCCTGCAAATTCTGCAGATACCATTAGTGAGTATTATGTTAGAAAACACAAAATACTTACCGACTCAAATTGTGCTGTTTTAACAAATGCAGGATATGAACAAAATGTCTATAATGTTAAACAAAAGTGTGAGGTAAAATCACTAACCCCCAATCAAAGAAAAAGAAACTCAATAAAAGAAGGTGCAAGATCTTATACATTATCTTTTAATTGTGATGTAAATACTTCGAATTTAAGAGACAATCAAAGAAGACCCGTTAGTGAGTTGTTTATAACAACTGTATGGAGAGGTTATTTTGGGTGGACACAAAAACTAAAACAAGGATGGAAATTTAATACTTTTTTAGATAAAGGTAACCCTCAAATATGGTGGAATCAAAATAACCCAAACTCGAGCACTTTGATAAACCAAAGTCAATATAATTCACTACTTGGTAATGGACCATTTGTTTATAACGATTTATTAACGTCTGGAGATACTATCGACGGAGATTTCTGTGAATGGAATAACTTTGAACAATTCGAAAGAGTAATTTCGACATACCAACATAAGATTACATACAATGAAAATTGGTTTAAGTTGGATAATACACTACCAACAACAAATCAATATGGTTATTT